AGAGTTAGGTCTAAACGATTTGGTCGTGATGCTTGTGAAGTAGTTTATGCTAGGGGACAGTTCGTTGGTATAGAAAACATGATGAAAGCTAATGAAAAGAACATAGACCAAGAAGCATTACTTAAAACTAAGCTGCTTGTAATAGATACAGTACTTTTTAAAAAGCATGCAAACCCTGTAGGGAATAGTTTATACTTCCATGACGATAGTATAGATATGAAATATATCTGGAACAAAAAACCTAATGTTACAATTGGAAGGATGGTGTTTTACTAATGGCTAAAAAAGAACCTGTAGCATGGCTTTATGAGGAATTTGATGTTAGGTCTGGTGATTTAAAGAAGTCTTATTTATGGTCATTTCATCCTAACCAACTCTCATACTTAAACGACTTAAAGAATACAACGCATCATATTAAGATAACACCATTAGTGCCTGGTGAACCTGTAGAAGAATATAAAGGATTATCTAAATACGATAGTAAGAAACTAACGGAGGCACATGGTGGACTCTAAACCACTAACCCAAGAAGAAATAATTAAGATATATAAAGAAGCATTTGGTAAAGGTGACCAACTTGTTACACTTGAAAAGATATTTAAGTTTGCTAGACTTATAGAACAATTGCATGGAGTTAAAGATGTACACTAAACTAGACGACCAACGACAAGCAAAATTTATTATTGGCTATATTACTGCACATCCTGGTTGCAGCATTAAAGAAATTGTGCAAGAATGCGTAACTAATAGAACTAGGTTAAAGTATTTAGAAAGCCAAGGATACTTTACTTTGCCTAAGTGGACTTATAGCAATGAATTAGATAAAAGATTTAAGAATAGGAAATATGTATCTGTAACTGTAGGAAGGGAGTATGGCAGATGGGACGAGCAGAAAAGATATTAGAAGTGGTAGTATGGTTGTTGATTGTTGGTGGTATGGGTTGGTTTTTTTATGGTTGTTATCAGTTAATTGATTTATTTTTTATAAGGGGATAAGAATGGTTGATTTAGTGAATAGACCACCGCATTACTTAGTGGGCGGTATAGAGGCAATAGATGTGATTAAAAGTCGTTTGACTAAAGAAGAGTATATTGGGTATCTAAAAGGTTGTAAGCTCAAATATGACTTACGTTATCCTTTTAAAGATAATCCACAACAAGATTTAGAAAAGTCTGATTGGTATAAGAACAAGTTATTAGATGCTACTAAAGATGATGAAGTTGAAATTCCACCAGAACTAGAAGCTCAATTACAAAGGTTTGATGATGAGTAAAATATATTGGGTATTTATCGTGGTATTAGCTGCATTAGCTATTTGGGGAACAGAACAGGTTATGGCTCAAACTACTACTATTCTTGCACCTGATGGGTCTGTAACCGTCTGTCAGGTTGGTAGTAATGGTGTGATTATCTGCGTCTAGTCATCCATTGGTGTTAGTTCACCATAGATAGCTAGTTCTTCACCACTAATTTCTATCATGCTATCGTCATCTAATGTGATGACTATAGTGCTATCGCCATGTAATGCTTCACAAGATACAATCACTCTGCCTAGCATGTGATTACATATAATTTCTACTTCTGACCGTTGCATAATTGTCCTAAGAAACATGACCATTCCAACGCCCATTTTCTTTTAATACCATAGGCATTAGCTTTGGTTGACCATTAATAATAACTCCACAACCTACAATGAAACGACTCTTAAAGTTTTTAGCATAATCAAATGCCATAGACTTTTGATGTATTAAACATCCTACTTGCATACCCCAAATAAGAGCATCTGGGTTACTGTAATAACCAATACTGAATTTAGTATGATAGTGACCCTGCACCGTATTCATTCCATACTGCTGGGCTACCTTTAAAACGTCAGCAGATAGACCATGAGTAAAGAAACATCTAGAGTTATCACTTAGGGTTATGGTGTGGTCATCTACCCATTCCCAGCCTTTGCCAACGCCTAAGAACTCATTGTAATGCTTTAGATAGGCTTTAGGCATACCATACTTTAATGCTCTACGATAAACTAAAGAGCTATGGTTAGAGTGAACTAAGACCATCTTAGGGAATATCTTTTCTAATTCTTTTACATGCTTCTTAGACTCTTCTAATTCATGTCCAGCAGAGTATAAGTCTGGGTTATGTTCGTGCATAGAGATAGCGTGTTGGTCTAGCTCATCACCTATGTTGACTATATGGTCAAACTTGTATTTAGTTTTTAATGCTTTTAGAAACGCAAATGCGTCAGGATGATGATATGGAATATGTAGGTCAGATATGACTAGAACTGATTTATATTTCAAACTACTCTCCTAGGGTTAAGATGCTTTATTATAACCCTAAAAACAATTTGCGTTCATCTAATCTTCTGTTTTGTAAACCTTTTAATATCTTACCACCAGCTTTACAATATTTAACTAACGACTCCATAGCCGCTTCTTTATCGCCACGTAACAACGCTTGACGGATGGTTGAACGCTGAAAGCATCCAAGACCCAGATTAAAGCAAAAGCTGACAAGAGCGTCAAACTCATGTTGTCGTAAAGGCACGTTAGGTAACATCTTATGTACTCCCAACTCAAAACGGTTGAGGTCTCGTTTAAGAATTGCATCTATTTCCTCGTTAGTAAATGTTTTGTTCCATTCAGGCGGTAATGTTTTGCCATCACCAATCAAATGACCAATTCCTACTGTCCACAGTTTTGCGGGACACTGGTATGGTTTGTTTCTAACACCTTCGTGATGACGTAGTAACTTAATAAGTTTATCAGATACCTTCACGTTTCTTTTCCCAAGTTCTAGAACCAAAATAAAAACCAATGATAGATGCTACAATTGACATCTCATCACTAGAAAATATAGCATCCATAGACTCTGGTGTGAATCCACCTGTAGACTTAACTGCCCATACAAATCCAGCTACATCAACGAATACAAGTAAACCTACAAAAGTAAATGCAACAAATGGTCTGACACAAGCATTAAGAGTCTTGACCCATTGTGATGCACCTTCTACAAGTTTAGCATCATGTGTGTATAATGCTTCACGTTCTTGTGCGTACGTTTCTGCGTACGTTCCTTCCAATTCAATAGCTGCAATCTTTTCTTGAGCTACAAAACCTTTTTCAGCCATAAGCAATGCTTGTTGATTTTGCAACATAGCCATTTCACGTTCATGTTTTTGGTCACCCTTTTGCTGAAAGAAACCTAATAAACTTGGTAGTCCACTTGTGGCAAAGCCTAAAATTCCTGAGATGATGCTGAACATTCGTTAAATTCCTCTAAAAAAAATTATAATTCTTTTGGGTCAAAGCCATACATTTTGGCTACACGTTTTTGTAATTTAAGAAACAAGCCTTTATGACTTGTGTACTGTTCTGTTTTTGGTGAGTCTAAATAAACACACATGTGTATAATTTCATGGCAAAGTGTAATTAAGACAGGATATAAGTGTGAATGTCTAGCTACGCTTATAGTAATGACATGCGGCTCACCTTGTTCTGGTGGTTGATACTCACCACAAATACTAGAGTCATCTACAATAATAAAATCTACCTTACTTGCCGGTGGAAGACGAAAATCTTCGAATATGGGCATCTCTATCAGAGCTGAGTATAGATTGGCTATATTGTTCTCTGTAATAAATGTCATTTTGATAATGGGTTCATTGTGCTACGTTTAACAGTATTTAGTTTATCATCCATTGCATTTACGGTTGCTTCTAATTCTTTACGCAGACCTGATACCATAGCAGAAGTCTCACGTGAGTTAGCAATAGCGTCTGAAGACTTTTCACTAGCTTTCATTATAGACTCTGATAGTTGGTATTGTCTTTCGTTGATAGCTTTAACTTGTATTTCTAAACCATTTAACTTAGACTCTATAGGAGCTAAGTCTAAACTGTCAACAGCCTCAATTGCCGTAACCATCTTGTTGTAAAAAGTTATGCCTGCGTATGCCGAGCCAGCTACTATTGGCAATGCTATTAAAATCAACTTCAGAAGTGCCGAGCTGGATAAGCTCAAGTTGAAGGTTTTGATTTTTTCCGAACTCATTGTTTATCTCCGTATCAAATTTGAAAGCATCTGTTAATTCAATTTGCTGTATAATAGGTTTGTTAAGTATTTCTAAAGAAAGAACTATTCCAAAACCATGTACAAGCTCCTTACCTTTTGGCACGTCAAGTTTAGGACTATCCTTGCTATCATTCTTTTGTTCAGCCTTTGGTGGGTCTTTTGGGCTGTCTTCTTTTGCTTTTGGCTCGCTTTTAGCTTCCTGTTTTGGCTGTTCAACCTTAATGGGAGGAGGGCTAGATAAAACAGGCTCACCAGGGCTATTTGTAGGTAGCCCAGCAGGAGGTGGTGGAGCTGCAATAGGTGGTGGGTTATTTACAGGGTTAAGGGGTGAGCTAGGGCTAACTGGAGAACTTACGTTGGTGACGTTTGTAGCACTCTTAACACATGTATTATTTGTTTCTACCCATGCTCCCCATACATCATTACCATAAGGGTCAGGACAAGATGATGTTCTTGTCTCTGTAACTGAACCTACATAGTCTGCTTGACAGGTTAGTTGTCTAGTTTCAGTACTTGCTTGACACGTTGGAGGGTCTTGCGTGCAATTGTTAGAAGTTTCTGTCCAAGGTGACCAAGAGCTTGAAGAACAACTATAAGTCCTGCTTTGATTAACAGCACCGCTATAATGAGGTAACGTACAAGCTGTGGTTTGATTTTCAACCAAGTCTGAACAAGCAGGTGCTTGATACGCACCGCAAATTGGGTCACTTGGGTTATAAGATACGCACCAATAGTCTTTAAGTGCAATTTGTGGGTCAATGCCATTACATACGAGAGAACCTGGAAGCATATAGCCTTCAGGCGTTGGAGTATAGTTGCAATACCAAGCATAAGCATTATTTCCTTGTAGGGATAGAAGTAGTAATAGGCTCGTCAAGAACAAGCGGTATCGTGTATGTATCGCCATATAGTTTCTTAAATATAGAAGGGTTACGTTCATACCAACCACGTTTAGCAGCATCACCAATAGAACCGTTTATAGGGCATGGTGAACCTGACTGTATCATGGCTTCAAATACTCTTTCGTCTTGACAGAGTATAGATACTGCAGCTACTTTAAGACCTAAGTCATTAAGAGTTTTAGCTAGTTTAATGCGTTCACAATTAACGTCTTTATAGCCAGAGCCACCACTTACGCCAAACAATGTACTAGATACAGAACCAGTAACAGGAACAATACAAACGTCTTGGCTAAAAGCACTTATAGAAGG